TCTTTTCATTTCCGCCAAGATATTCCCACAGTGAATAGAGCGTTTGGGAATGGTCATTGACCGGCAAATTACGATAAACATTGCCGGTCATCGTCATATAACGTTGCGACGTATAAAGCTCAACACTGTTTTTACGCTTTCCTGTGGGCAACGATCCACGACAAATGATATGCAAACCTTTTCCAGATGGACTTATTTCTGAGTAGCTTTCAATGTTCTGAAATATTTGTTGTTGCAACGTCCATTGTTCTTCATTCTGTGCTTCATCCAAATCAATAAAAGCGAATGGGTCTTTGTCTGTTAATACAAAGCCTACACCTGAATAAACGCCCACATTATTGAAACAACAATCAATAGCATCTTTGAACGAACCCCAAGTTCGATAATCATTGACTGAAGCCAATTGCCCTGTCTTTGGACTATATGGAACTTTTGCTGGTTTTCCTCCCCCTCTTTGTTCTGATTTCCAAACTACCCATTGAATATACTGAGTCGTTTCTTCAGGTACATTGCGAAGCAAATCCATTGTGAACCTTTATGGTTTTATTTATATGATTTAAGTAAATTATTCAATGCTTCGATGGTATTAACTCCTGGGTTTTCTATCTTATTCATAGCGAACAATTTAACCCATGCTTCGGTAACACCGATTGAATCAGCTATGCTCTTATAGGTTAATGTTACAGGCCTATTGTTCAACAACCGCAAAGTCGAGTCTCGAAAGTTAGTGGTTTTTATTGTCATTCCGCTGCCTATATTTATGTTAAAGTTGCTTAATCCTATAGCATAAAAATATTTTCCGCAAGAATAAAATTTTTGTTGACAGAAAGACCCAATAGAAATACCATACCCAATAACTTAACACCAACTGGATTTTCAACCATGCAAGCCAATCATTTGCGACCTGCGTCACAACTAGCCCAACGCTTCGGCGTTAAGGCATTAGCTTATGGTGGGCCAGGATCGGGGAAAACCCCCATATCGAACACAGCGCCACGCCCGGTAATGTGTGTCGTTGAACCAGGGATGTTGTCAATGCGTGGATCGAATGTGCCTGCATGGGAAGCCTACGATGCAAACCGAATATCCGAGTTTTTCGAATGGTTATTCAAATCTAATGATTCAAAACAATTCGATACAGTAATTGTGGATTCTATTAGCCAATTGGCTGAAATATTTCTAACCCAAGAACTAGCCCGTAACAAAGATGGTAGAAATGCTTATGGTGTAATGGCGAGAAGAGTTATTGATATTTGCAATCAGTTGTATTATATGCCGCAAAAGCATATATATTTAATTTCAAAACAACAAACGGTTGATGAAAATGGAGGTACGATTCGTAAACCGTACTTTCCGGGCAAAGAGTTAAACATTCAAATCCCACACATGTATGATGAAATATTACATATTGGATTAGCTCAAGTGTCTGGACAACCAAAACCAGTGACTGCAATACGTTGTCAACCATCTTTCGATGCGTTCGCGAGGGATAGATCGGGTCGTTTGAACGAACTTGAGCCGCCTAATTTATCAGCTTTATTTAACAAATGTTTGGGATAAAGGTTTTGATTCTCGCAACGAAGTAACGGATATGTTCTGAAGTGTAGGTGTATAAGCCACTAATATAAAGTAAACATACATTAAGCGTTGCGAGAATCATTCATTTAGGTTAATCCAACAACCTTAAAATGTTGGTAAATTAAATTTAATTTGGAGTATTACAATGTCAGCAAAGGTTACACAATTACTTAATCCATTTAACGCACAACAATTTGATCCGACACAATCTTCCGGTCAATTACCGATTGGCAAACACCCAGTTGCTATCGTCGATGGTGAAGTTAAAGCCACCAAAAACAACGACGGTGGTTATCTGCATTTGACACTGAAGATTACGGATGGCCCTCAAACTGGCACCACCGGCCCATACCGTTTGAACCTTTACAACCAGAACGCGCAAACTGCGGAGATTGCCCACAGGCAACTATCAGCTATAGCTCATGTGACTGGTGTTTTGGCTGTACAAGATGTTCGCCAACTATTCAACATTCCTTTCATTGTTGAAGTTGGGCCACAGAAAAACGATCCACAGTATACCGAAGTTAAGCGGGTGTTTGACATTAACGGTAACGAACCAGGAAAACAGTCAGCACAACCTACTCAGCAACAGGGTTTTGGTCAACCTCAGCAACAACCGGCGCAATCATTCAATCAACAACCAGCTCAGCAACAAAGTCAAGCTCCGGCTTGGGGTCAACAATCGCAACCAGCTCAAAGTATGTTCGGTCAAAACTTCGATCCGAACAGACCATTAGCACCAGAACAAGCGGCGATATACGATCAAGGCCAATACCATACGCAACAGGCTTGGCCACAACAAACCCAACAAGCTTCAGCATGGAGTCAACAACCAGCTCAGCAACAGCCATCCAATGCACCTGCGTGGGGGCAACAAGCCGGTTCTGGTCAACCTGAACCTTGGGGGCCAAAATAATTATGGCTGGCAAACTTTTAGCCCTATGGTTATACCTTAATGACCGAATGAAAGAACCTAGCACCCATGCCGCTATTTCATCATTGTTGATTACGGCGGGTGTAAGCATTGATTCGGGTGTATTTCACGATTTGATTGTTTTAATAAGCTTAGGTTTTGGTGGATTGGGTATTTTTACCGCCGAAGCTAAGCGATTAGGTAGAGATTCCTAATCGATGCGAACAATTACTATCACAGCATTTTTATTTGCTTGCGGATGTACAACTTTCGATGAAATTCCAGCATCGTTTGATTTATATCCCCCAATTATAGTTAATTGTTCATCATGGTCACAACCAGTAACACTTACTCGAATTGGATATTCAACAGTAGTTGATGGTTTGGAAGTTTCGAGTAAGTGTAATTTTAGTTTTTATTAAATGAGGTAAATAGCATGAAAATAGATAAAGAGCTTGTCGGAATAGTGGCAAAGGATTTGACAAAAGGTGATTCAACACCATTTGCTGCCATGAGATCACTTGTAGCTGATATGGAAAAAACCAATCTCACAGGAAAAGAAAAGAAGGAAAAAGTTTTGGAAGATTTTAAAGCCGTCGGTTATGAATTGGCTGGTTGGGTAGTCGATACCCTATTACAATTGGCTTTGATTTACGTCAAAACTTTGTAATCAATTTACGTAAAAACACTTTAATTTTGGAGATAGAAATGATAGGCAACCATGTAATTGTAAGGACGTATTCGGCTGGTGTTTTTGCTGGTATTCTTAAAAGCAAGAATGGTAAAGAAGTTGTTTTGAGCAAAGCCAGACGATTGTGGTATTGGTCAGGGGCGGCTAGTTTAAGCCAACTTGCAATGGAAGGGGTCAAAAACCCAAACGAATGTAAATTTCCTTGTGAAGTGGATTTGATCGAACTGACCGAAGCCATCGAAATTATTCCAACAACTAGCGAGGCTGAAGCAAGCATTGCTTCAGTTCCTGTATGGAAAAAATAAATATTGGCGATGGCTCTGGCTCTGGCTCTGGCTATGGCTCTTACGACGGCGATGGCCATGGCGATGGCTATGGCTCTGGCGATGGCTATGGCCATGGCTCTGGCGATGGCTCTGGCTCTGGCGATGGCGATGGTTATGGCTCTGGCGATGGCTCTGGCTCTGGCGATGGCTCTGGTTAATTAAAAATAAACACACCAAAAGCCAAGGACGGCATTTTTAATAGGAGTATAAAATGAATCATTCACAATTAGTTAGTGCATTAATTAAACCAGCAAAACAAATAATGGAAGAAATGACTGATGTTAAAACAAACATTCTGCACATGGTTGTCGGCATATCTGGTGAAACTGGCGAACTTCTTGATGCTATAAAAAAAAAGTCGTTTATTACAATAAACCAATAGATCGAGAAAATGTTGTAGAAGAATTAGGGGATATTGAATTTTACTTAGAAGGATTGCGGCAACAATTATCCATAACTAGAGATGAATGTATAACAAATAACATAACGAAATTATCAAAACGTTATCATTCTTTAACTTTTTCTAACGATAATGCTGTTGAAAGAGCTGATAAAAAATAAAATTATGGATATTTTAGAAATTAAAGATTTGGATGAATTGTCTGAAATAATTAAAAACGATATTGATTTCCATTGTGAAACAATTTATGACGATGGGCATAGAAAGCATTTAGGTGCATCGATAATCGGACATGATTGTAAACGCTATCTTTGGTACGTCTTTCGTTGGTGTTACAAACCTAAGCATGATGGAAGACAACAACGATTATTTAATCGAGGGCATCGCGAAGAGGAAAGATTTACAGAATGGCTTAGGGGGATTGGTTTTACCGTTTGGGATATCGATGAGTCTAATGGAAAACAATTTCGTATATCCGATTGTTGTGGGCATTTTGGAGGATCGTTAGACGGTGCTGCAAGATTCCCACAGCATTATAAGATAGAAACACCCGTACTATTAGAATATAAAACTAACGGTGCTGGAAAAGACGGCAAAGGGAAGGCATTTCAAAAGCTACAAGAAAAAGGATTAGAAAGTGAAAAGTATCAGCATTTCGCACAAGCATCATGCTACGGATACAAAATGAATTTGGCATATGTTTTGTATTTGAATATAAACAAGAACGATGATACAATTCATGCCGAAATAGCGAAGTTAGATATGAGATTAGGCCAACAGATGATTCAAAAAGCTGAAATGGTCATAACTTCGCCAGTTGCACCGAACCGATTGTCGAATAACCCAAATCATTACAAATGTAAAATGTGCGATATGAAGCCAATTTGTCATGAACATCAACCGATTGAAAAGAACTGCCGAAGCTGTTCAAAGTCCGTTCCAATTGAAAATGCAGAATGGGGATGTTCGTTGTATCAAATGCCAATTCCAGAAGATTTTATCATCAAAGCTTGTGAACTTTACGAACCAATTATATGAAACTCACATTAAAAAACAAATTGAAGTTATGTTTTGAAATATTGTTTATGTCCAATAAGTTTGGGTATCCTGCTGAAGAAAAACGATTATCAACCTTTCAAAAAGGTTATTACGCTGGAATTAAAGACGAACGTTTGAGCGCAAAAGATAGCTTTACCCATTATTGAACATGCATTATCAAGATCGTTGGTATCAGTCGGAGGCCGAAAATTCAATATTTGAATATTTTCAATTTAAATCAGGCAATCCAATTGTCGCAATGCCCACAGGAACGGGGAAAAGCATAGTTATTGCCAATTTTATTAAACGGGTTTTTGGCTATTGGCCGAACCAACGGGTGATGATGTTGACGCATGTTAAAAAGTTGATTAGTCAAAATGCCGAAAAGTTACAATCGGTTTGGCCTGTTGCCCCGTTAGGTATTTATAGTGCTGGATTAAATAGCCGCAATATGATAATGCCGATTGTATTTGGGGGTATTCAATCAGTATCGAAAGCAATTGAACGATCATTAAAAGTAAACGATAGACCCAATCATTTAAAGCATTTTGGTTGGAGAGATTTGGTTATCATTGATGAATGTCATTTGCTATCACCGAATGAAGATAGCATGTATCAATACACGATCAATGAATTAAAAAAGATCAATCCTTATTTAAAAGTGATCGGATTAAGTGCAACGCCATATCGGTTGAAGCAAGGCGAATTAACAGATGGTGGGATATTCACAGATATTTGTTATGATATTACCACAATGGAAATGTTTAATCGGTTGTTAAATGAAGGATATTTGGCTCCGTTAATATCTCGCCCGACTTCAACACAAATTGATCTATCTTCAGTATCGTTAAGTGGAGGTGATTTTAATCAAGTTCAATTGGAAAAGGCTGTTGATACTGATGAGGTTACCTATGCGGCTTTGCGGGAATCTTTGGAATTCGGATACGATAGAAAATGTTGGATGGTATTTGCGAGTGGGATTAACAATGCAGAACATATAAATTCAGTATTACAAACATTTGGAATAAACTCAACAACAGTTCATTCCAAATTATCGGATAAAGAAAATGACAAACGAATGCGAGATTGGGAGCATGGCGAGTACCTAGCCATCGTCAGCAACCAAAAATTAACTACAGGCATAGATCATCCGGCTATTGATTTTATTATTGACCTGATGCCCACAATGTCGCCAGGAAGACATGTACAAAAATACGGTAGAGGCACTAGGCCATCACCGCAAACTGGCAAAATTAACTGCCTTGCGATGGATTTTGCCGGTAATGTTAAACGTCTTGGCCCGATCAACGATCCGATCAAACCGCGCAAGCCTGGGGCAAAAAAGACTGTTGGAGATGTTCCTGTTAGAATTTGTGAAAAATGCGGAGTGTACAACCATGCTTCGGTTAGAGTTTGTCATAACTGCGGGTATCAATTCACATTTCAAAATAAATTGTTTCAAACTGCATATAGCGGGGAAATAATAAAAAGTACAGCGCCGGTAGAAGAGGTTTTTGATGTTCAAAAAGTGTTATATAATTTGCATGAAAGGAAAGATTCAAATGGAGTATTAAAATCACCCCCATCGATCAAAGTTAGTTATTTTTGTGGTTTTCAAATGTATAGTGAGTGGATATGTTTGGAACACCCAGGTTTAGCATCGAAAAAAGCAAGAGACTGGTGGCGGCAAAGGCATTATGAAGAACCACCAGCAACAACTTACTTGGCTTTAAGGCGTGTACAAGAATTGAGAATTCCAAGACGTATTAAAGTTTTAATAAATAAAAAATATCCTGAAATATTGGGATATGAATATTAATGAAATAATAAACGAATTATCTGAAAGAATATCTAAGTTACCTAGACGAATAGAACCTTTAGGTGGTCAAAACTATTCTTATGTTCAATTAGATGATGTTATGGGTATTTTAGAATCGTTTGATTATAATGAATGTATCCAAAACAAAAGAAAAAGCTGTAAACATACTTTTGTGCATTCACCAATTTGCGGCGATCCAAGCTATTGTCCAAAATGTGGAAAAACTCTATTAAATGATGATTAGGAAAATATATGAATACTAATGAACAAAAACTTGAACTATTCGTAAAAGGTTTGGCTGCAATATTAAAAGTTGATGCTAATTTGGATAAGATTGAAGCCGAAGTGTTAAAGTTGCAAGATTTTCCAACGATAACACAAGGTTTGGTCGATATACAGGGAAATCAAATTGAAACCAAATCAGATCAGCACATGCGGGGTATGTACAATGGTTTGGAATGTGCATTGGCTTGTGTGGAAGGGGGAATAGGTAATTTCAAAGAACCGCCGCATGTTAGCGAACGTGGTAAAGAATGGATCGAATTTTCAGATAAAGTTTTAAACCATATTGAAAATTATACAGTTCCGCAATACGGTGACAAAGGTTCTGATAATGTAACTGATTATTCGGCTAATGATTGTGTATTGCAAAGTCGCAAATACGCAGCAAGATTTGGCAAAAATCAACGAGAAGGACAAGATGCTTTAGATTTGTTAAAATCGGCACATTATAACTGTTTGGCATGGACTAAACTGAAAGATGCAAGCTGATTTGGAGTTTGTAAAATTAATTAATGAATTGGAAGAAGAAATGGCAAACGAACATCTTCCTGAATTGAGTCAAAAGATATTAAATGAAATAAATGAAATACAATCAGTACCTGGATTTCACGATACTATTGATTGTTCAACTTTAAATTGTGTTAGGGAGTATGAAATGGCAAGAAAACCAAGAGCTAAAAAAGAAGCTGAGAATTCAAAAACAACAAAATCTTTGATTGATGCTTTGAAATTTTTAAAATTAGGTCAAAGTAAAAATGGAACTGAAGATCAAACATTTTGCCAATTAAAAAATCATTGGGCGATGATCTGCACAGATGGCTTGGCGATGGGGGTTCCAATTGAAGAAGATTTAGATGCTTGCCCACATACCTACAATCTGTTGGCTGCTCTTGGATCGTGTAAATCAGAACTATTGATTAGCCAGCCGAATAGATTTGAGCTTAATGTTAAATCGGGCGAATTTAACGCAAATGTCAATTGCCTTGGCGATTTTCAACAAGAATTAGTCCAGTACGATATTGCCGATAAACCGATTGCTGAAATAGGCAATTCAATAGTTTCGGCTTTCAAAGTTTTGGGAAAATTGGTAACAAAAACACCGACAAACATTGTATTCGGTTCTGTGTTGCTGCAAGCAAATTCAACTGTGGCTACTGACGGTTGTGCATTAGTTGAATTTTGGCATGGTGTCAATTTGCCACCCAATATGCTAATCCCAAAAATTGCAATTGATGCAATCGTTGGTGCAAAAAAGGAATTGAAGTCATTCGGTATATCTGAATATTTCCATCCTTGCGGGTCGCCTGCATCGATAACATTTTACTTTGAAGATGGGTCTTGGATAAAAACAGCGTTACCTGATTCTCAGTATATTAACTATTCGCCAATTATCAATATTCAAACTGAACAAAAATCGCTACCTATTGGGTTTATGGAAGGTGTTAAAACACTGGCTGCATTCAGTACCGATTCGATAATTACTTTTGATGAATCGGCAATGCGAACCACAAATGGAGCCACTTTTGAGATAAGCGGATTACCTAATGATATTGCATTTGATTACAACTATCTTTTGCAATTCGAAAAGATAATGAATACTGCTTGTTTCGACGTTGCTGCACAACATGTAATATTTTATGGTGATGGGGTTCGTGGTTTAGTAAAAGCTATGGAAGTATAAACAATGTATTTTACAGATGAAGAATTGTTAGCGTTACCCACAGGATCGGAATTTGTTTTCGACGTTGAAAGTTATAAGAATTTTTGGGAAGTAGCATTTAAACATATCGATTCTGGAAAAGTAGTTGTTTTTGAAGAAAATCCTGCGCAAACATTCAATCGAGAAAAGTTACGCTGGATGCTTTGGAATTTTAAGATCATTGGTTTTAATTCGAAATCTTTTGATATACCTCACGTTTGCTTAGCTATTGAAGGTAGAGAAGCCCCCGAATTAAAAACAGTTACCGATCGTATTATCAATGGTGAATTGAAACATTGGAATATCGAACAAGAATTCAGGATTAACTTCCCCGACATTAACCATATTGATTTAATTGAAGTCGCCCCGTTGACAGGTTCGCTTAAATTGTATGCCGCTCGTTTGCATTGCCGACACATGCAAGATTTGCCGATTGAACCCGATAAAGAACTGACTTATGAAGAAGCTGAAATAATAAAAGAATATTGTATTAACGATCTTGATAACACGATCTTAATGTACAAAGAATTAAAAGAACAAATTAAATTGCGTGAACAAATGTCCGAAGAATATGGGCAAGATTTACGCTCAAAATCAGATGCTCAAATGGCCGAAGCCGTTATTGGTTCCGAAGTCTGTAAAATAGTCGGAAGTTATCCGAAACGACCAAGAAGCGAAACAATACCAAAAGGCATTTTTTATAATGCGCCCGCATTCATTGGCTTCAAAGATTTAAAATTGAATGCAATGTTGGATGATATTTGCCGTTCTGAATTTCTATTGGATAATGAAGGTTCCCCGACTTGGCCGGAGGGTTTGGGTAAGAAAGAAAAGAACACTGCGGGTAAATATACATGGACGTTAAAAGTAACCATTGGCAAATCTACTTATAAACTAGGTATGGGTGGGTTACATAGTACCGAAAAATCAATCGCTCATTATTCTGATGAAAATACAATATTAGTTGATCGTGACGTTGAATCATATTATCCCCGTATAATCATCAATCAGCAGCTTTACCCGGCGCACCTGGGCGAAGCATTCCTAACTGTCTACACTGACATTGTTAATCGCAGGGTTGAAGCTAAACGCGCAAAAAATACCGTAGTTGCTGATTCTCTAAAGATCACCATCAATGGGAGTTTCGGCAAATTTGGTTCAAAATGGTCGATCTTGTATTCGCCAAATCTGCTTTTGCAAGTAACCCTAACCGGACAATTGGCATTGCTGATGTTGATTGAAGGTTTGGAGTTAAACGGAATATCAGTTGTATCGGCAAATACTGATGGTATTGTAATCAAATGTCCAAAAGATAAATATGATTTGCTAAATGTTTTGATTGAACAATGGGAACAATGGACTAATTTTAAAACTGAAGAAACAAAGTATTTAGCAACATATAGTCGCGACATTAATAATTATATTGCTGTTAAAACAGATGGAACTTGTAAAACAAAAGGCGCTTATTCGAATCCTTGGAATGATCCAAAAGCCGCAATCTTCAGGTTTCATAAAAATCCACAGACTACTATTTGTATCGAAGCAGTAACTGAATTTCTAACTAAAGATATTCCTTTGGAACAAACAATTAAGAACTGTGGGGATATAAAGAAATTTGTAGCCGTTCAAAATGTTCGAGGAGGTGGAGTTAAGGACGGTGAATATTTAGGAAAGGTAGTTCGTTGGTACTATGCTAAAAATGAAAAAGGATTTATTGCGTATAAACTATCTGGAAATAAAGTAGCCAATAGCGACGGTGGAAAACCATTAATGACTTTACCAGATTGCTTCCTGACTGATATTGATTATGACTGGTATATAGAAAAGGCCAATTCAATATTATTCGATATTGGCCGTCTTAAAAAACCAACAACGGGCAGATTGTTTTAATTAATGTTTAGTTCGATTTCAATTCCAAATATCGTTAAATTCAATCGGCATTGAAACAATTTAATATGTCTTTTAATTTTGACATATTGCCATTTATCCCCACAGAATACCTGCACAAAACCAATCTTTTCAACTAAAGGTTTGATCGGTGTACAATTT